ATTTTGACGACGATATACCCTTTGCACCAGTAACTCTCCCCTTCCCTCGTCACGCTATTCACGCAATTTAATCAGGAGAAAATCATGCCAGCGCCTCTGTATGGTGCGGATGACCCGCGCCGCTGTTCCGGCAATTCCGTATCGGAGGTGCTGGATAAATTCAGAAAAAACTACGATCGAATAATGTCTCTACCGCAGGAAACGAAAGAGGAAAAGGAATTTCGCCACTGTATATGGCTTGCAGAGAAAGAAGAACGCGAGCGAATTTACCAGACATCAATCCGACCATTCCGCAAAGCCACATATACCCACTTCCCTGAATATATCGACCCGCGCCTGCGTAATTACCGCTCACGCTATGGCGCTATCAGTAATGACTGAGGAATTTACCATGAGAGGACTTGCATACAATCCCGGCATTCTTCCGGCAGAAATGATTATTCGCCAACGCGTAAAGCCAATGCCATCGAGAGAGGAATTGCTTAAGAGAAATTCTTCTCCGTCAGTGAATCAAAACAAATATCTGAATGCGATGTGGCGCAAAGGAGGCAACCAGTGAGTGAGTCAAAATGCCAAATTAATGGCAACAAGATAGAACCGTGCGCGGCGTTGGCAAAATCTCTCGAATATGGAAATCCAACATTCAAGAGTAAAGGCATATTTATCCCGGAGCGTGTGAACATAAACACCGGCGAGTCATGCATAGATATTGCTCAAATTCACTCGGGGAAATATATCGGTCGTGGCGTTGCAATGTGCTTTTGCCCGTTCTGTGGTGAAAGTTTGAAAACGTGGGAAGCGGAGGCAGCCAGTGAGCAAAATTGACCATCAGGCACTGCGTGAGGCGGCAGAGCAGGCAATGCATGACGACTGGGGATTTGACGCGGACCTTTTCCATGAGCTGGTAACACCATCGATTGTGCTGGAACTGCTGGATGAACAGGAAAGAAACCAGCAATACATCAAACGCCGCGACCAGGAGAACGAGGAGATTGCGCTTACGGTTGGGAAGCTGCGTGTTGAGCTTGAAGCAGCAGAGAACAACCTTATTGATAGTGAATGCCATGTTGCTGAACTGGAAGAAGCTCTACGCGATAAGCAGGCGTTACTTGAAGCCTCAGAAAAGCGCAACGCAAAATTACAAAGCGAGAATGCATACATCCGCAACCGGTACAAAGAACTGGACCTATTAATCGGGAAAAACATTCTGGTCATGCAGGCTGCCATTATCGAATGGCAGGCAACTGGCGACGCTAAGAGCGGACTAGCATGGATTTATAACACACTGTTTGGCCCTGGCGAATTACCGGACGAATCTGAGAAAGATGCTCAGGCCTACTTTAATCGCAAATATGCACCGATTGACGAAAAGCTTATGGCGCTTCACAAGTGGTTTTGGGAACAAAGTGAAGCCGAGCGCGCCGCTGGCATTCGCATCAAAGGAGAGTGAGATGAACGGACAAATCTCAATTGTTCGACCGGGAGCATGTGACGATTGCGAGATACGAATGATTATTCGTCTGGCGAGGGGGAAAACAATAACTGCTCTCATTACTCCAGAAAATCTCGCATTAGCATTAACCGGAAAGTCAGACCTGCCAGTAGAGCTAAAGCTGCGAAATGTTGAGATTAAGGTGAAATAGCTATGACCACTATTACCAAAGAGCGACTGCTGACAATCAAGCAGTGGCGCGAAACATACGGACCGGGTAGCAACGTTGTACTGCCAGCAGAAGAAGCGGAAGAACTGGCACGAATTGCTCTGGCATCGCTGGAAGTCGAGCCGATAGGTTTCCGTTGCAGGCGCAATGATAACCTTGGTGATTGGAGTTACGTATATCATCGAGAGCCAGATGATTTTGAGCGCAAACATTTAGTGATAGAGGGCATTTACGCCGCCCCTCCAGCGCAAGTAGTACCGGAAGAAAAACCAATGCCTAATCCTCTTAGCATGTACGCGGTTGATGCTGTTGCCGCTATTGCAGAGGTGAGAGGCTGGAACGCCTGCCGTGCCGCTATGCTTCAGGGGAAAGGAGACTGATATGGATAAAAACACCACTGCTTACTGGAATCTGTCACTTGATACCGAATGCCCAAAATGCGGTCACAATTTCGATCTGCTTTGTGACGCTGATTTCTGGGAGTTTTCTGGAGCTAAACAGGCATGTGAAGAAATAAAAGGTTACGAAACATGCTGTCCAGAATGTAACCATGAATTTAAAACAGATTTCGTGTATTGAGGCATAACAAATGACCACTATTACCAGAGAACAGGCACAGAAAATTATTGAAGCAGCCGATGAGGTTATTAGTGCGCTTGCCGGAACTAACGAGGATGTTCACCCTGGTAGCGATAACATGCTACGCCTGTGGGATGACCTGAATGACCGTTACGCGCCCCCTGAAGTTGTGCGTGAGCTGGCACGAATTGCACTGGCATCACTGGAAGCAGAGCCTGTAAGCCAAACTTACAACTTGCCAGAATTAATCGAAGGGATGGAAGTTTCCATTGATGTAAGCACTTGTGATGCTGATTTAGGTAATCGCTATTTCGGTACCGTCACCGAGGCGTTAGAACTTGATACAGCCAAGAATGGTTACATCCTCCTAGTTCAGGACGCAGAGCCAAACTTCGATGTAAATGGCAACTCTCCGGTAATTCCGGGCGGTTGGATAAGCTGTAGTGAGCGAATGCCGGATAGCAAAACAGCCGTTCTTGTTGCCAGGGAGTTTGACAGGAAAGGTGACTGGCGAATGAAATGGGCGACTTACATCCCGGGGCATCCTGACGCTAATGATGGGTGGGTAATACCTGGTGCGTCGTGGATACCATCACACTGGATGCCGCTACCAGAACCGCCGCAGGAGGTTAACCATGGCTAACCTGCAACTTGCCGTCAAAGGTGAATACTTCGATGCCATGATTCGCGGGGAGAAAACGGAAGAGTATCGCCTGTGTAATGACTACTGGAATAAGCGAATTATGTTCCGGGAGTATGACCGACTGATTCTCACAAAGGGATATCCGAAGCGCGACGATTCCAGTCGCAGAATAGACGTCCCGTATGAAGGGTATGAAATCAAGACAATCATACATCCACACTTCGGTGATAAACCGGTAAAGGTGTTCGCGATAAAGGTGAATACCGGCAATGAATAACAATCCTCGCATTTGCGGGGATTTCTTTTATCTGAACTTGCTACAGCGAGTTTTGTTTTATGGAGATGATAAATGCACTTCCGAGTTACAGGTGAATGGAATGGAGAACCATTCAACAGAGTTATCGAAGCAGAGAACATCAACGACTGCTATAACCACTGGATGATATGGGCGCAGATAGCGCATGCAGACGTAACCAATATTCGAATTGAAGAACTGAAAGAACACCAAGCCGCCTGATGGCGGTTTTTTCTTGCGTGTAATTGAGGAGACTTTGCGATGTACTTGACACTTCAGGAGTGGAACGCACGCCAGCGACGCCCAAGAAGCCTTGAAACAGTTCGTCGATGGGTGCGCGAATGCAGGATATTCCCTCCTCCTGTTAAGGATGGAAGAGAGTATCTGTTCCACGAATCAGCGGTAAAGGTTGACTTAAATCGACCAGTAACAGGTAGCCTTTTGAAGAGGATCAGAAATGGGAAGAAGGCGAAGTCATGAGCGCCGGGATTTACCCCCTAATCTTTATATAAGAAACAATGGATATTACTGCTACAGGGACCCAAGGACGGGTAAAGAGTTTGGATTAGGCCGAGACAGGAGGATAGCAATCACTGAAGCAATACAGGCCAACATTGAGTTATTTTCAGGACACAAACACAAGCCTCTGACAGCGAGAATCAACAGTGATAATTCTGTTACGTTACATTCATGGCTTGATCGCTACGAAAAAATCCTCGCCAGCAGAGGAATCAAGCAGAAGACTCTCATAAATTACATGAGCAAAATTAAAGCAATAAGGAGGGGGCTGAACCGCCCCGGGTTTCCTGGAGAGTGTTTTATCTGTGAACTCAGGCTGCCAGATCATCGTTTCCGATGGAAGCATAATAAGCTTTTTCTGCTTCTGCCGGAGGAGTATGGCCCAGCCTTTCCAGCAATCGTCGATTGTTATACCAGTCCCCCCACGTGAGTGTGGCCAGTTCCACTTCTGCACGGTTTTTCCAGCTCTTACGGTGTATTACCTCCGCTTTGTAAAGACCATTGATGCTCTCCGCC